GCGTTTAAGGGATAAGAAACACTTAAATAAGCAAATTTTTTTGATGTTTAACCCGGTATCGAAAGTAAACTGGACGTATAACGCTTTTTTTGTTAAGAAACCAAAAAATACGGTTGTTTATCACACTTCATACAAAGATAATCGCTTTTTAGACCAGGTAACGATTGAGAATATTGAAGAACTGGCTAACAGAAACGAAGCGTACTACAAGATTTACGCTCTGGGTGAGTTCGCAACTCTGGACAAGCTAGTCTTTCCGAAATACGAGAAGCGGTTACTGAATAAAAGCGAATGGGAGCATCTGCCGGCTTATTTTGGTCTTGACTATGGATTCATCAATGACCCGTCAGCCTTGCTTCATGTAAGAATAGATGATACAAATAAGCGTTTATATGTCGTTGAGGAATTTGTAAGAAAGGGATTGACAAATGACAAGATTGCAGAAAGTATTAAGGCCCTTGGGTATGCCAAAGAGCAAATTAGAGCAGACTCGGCCGAAAAGAAATCGAACCAAGAATTGCGAAATCTTGGAATTCCTCGGGTTATCGATGTGCAGAAAGGTCCTGGATCGGTTATGCAAGGGATTCAGTATCTCTTACAGTATGACTGGGTAGTCGATGAACGGTGTGTGAAGCTGATTGAAGAAATGGAAAATTACACTTGGAAAAAGGACAAGAAGACAAATGAGTACATCAATGAGCCAGTAGATAGCTACAATCACTGCATTGATGCGATTAGATACGCTTTACAAGACAGGATTTATCAATCCAAGAAAGAGATTGATGTTGATAAGACAATTGGTAAAATCAATAGAATGTTCAGGAGGTAAGACGTGGACAAAGTAAACGAATTTGAATACGGCATTGATATTTCAACTAAAGCAAGAGCTGACAGTTTATTTTTCAGCCGTTTGTCGAATGAGCAATTTAGATATACTTCAAGTGAGGATCTATTATCTACAGAAAAAGGTAAGAAAGCACTTCGAGACATGATCGAAGCGTTTTTTGATATTCAAAGAAAACGACTAGATGTGCTTGAATCGTATGCTCAAGGAGATAACTACAGTATTTTGTCTGGCAGTCGTCGATTGGATAAGGAAAAGGCAGATTATCGGGTAAGACACAAGTGGGGCGGGTATATTTCTAGCTTCGCTACTAGTTATGTAATTGGGAATCCGGTCACAATTGGTATTCTCGAAGGTGCTAATAAAGAACAGTTGAAGACGATTGAAGAGATTGAATGGCAAAATGATATCAATGCACTAAATAGTGATTTAGCATTTGATGCATCAGTTTACGGACGGGCTTTTGAATACCATTTCAGAGACAAAGACAGCATTGATCGTGTAGTACTAATCAGTCCTCTTGAAATGTTTGTGATCCGTGATTTGACGGTTGAACAGAATATCATCGCAGCAGTTCACTTGCCTATTTATGTAGACAAGGTCAACATGACCGTCTATACAAAAGATAAGATGATTTCCTATAAGCCTTTTTCAGTAAAATCAATCAGATTATCTGTTGAAGATACGAGAAAACACGAATATAACGACGTTCCGGTCGTTGAATGGTGGAACAACCGATTCAGAACTGGTGACTATGAAAGTGAAATATCACTTATTGATGCCTATGATGCTGGACAGTCTGATACGGCTAATTACATGAGTGATTTAAATGATGCAATGTTGCTGATCAAGGGAGATCTTGAAGCGCTTGGCTTATCTGCTAGTGACATTGCTAAGATGAAAGACGCTAACACGCTGCTGCTTCAAACAGGAGTAAGCACAAACGGCCAGCAAACAAGCGCAGATGCTGGATATATCTATAAGCAGTACGACGTGCAAGGCACAGAAGCCTATAAGAATCGTTTGGCGAATGATATTCACCGCTTTAGTCGTATTCCGAATCTCGAAGATGACCGCTTTAATGCAACGCAATCAGGGATTGCTCTGCTTTACAAGATGATCGGTCTTGAGCAAGTTCGAAAAGACAAAGAAGCTTATTTTACAAAGGCTTTGCGTCGCAGGTACGAGCTCATTAGCAACATTCACAAGGCAATTAACAAGCCTGCAATCGAAGCAAACAAGTTGACTTTCACATTTCACCCTAACATTCCACAGGATGTCTGGACGGAAATCAAGGCATACATTGAAGCGGGCGGAAATCTGTCTCAAGAAACCTTGATGAATAGCGCTAGCTTCACTGATTACAAGACTGAGCAGGCGCGCATTTTGAAAGAAAATGGAGCTAGCGACAGTGAAATTGGCCAGATTTTAGGTGGTTCAGATGACGAGCAAGCAAACGACTAAGAATCAGCGTTATAATGCTGAGCGCAAAGCACAAGCAGCATTGATGAAAAGAGATGTTGATAGAGATGCGATTCTTACTCAGCTGTATCAAGAGTCTTTTAACAGATTGCAAACAGAAATAGATCATTTTTATATGGCTTATGCAGGCAAAGAAGGATTGACCAAACAAGACGCAATGAAACGTGCATCTGAATTTGACGTTACAAAATTTGCAGAGAAGGCTAAAAAAGCAGTCAAGGAAAAAGATTTTAGTCAAGGTACAAATTCATGGTTAAGAATCTATAATCTTAAGATGAAAGTTAGCAGATTGGAACTTTTGAAATCGGAACTTGGCCTTGAAATTCAAAACCTTACCTCTGAAGTGAACGAGGTCTTTGATAAGGCACGCAGAGAGGAGTATTTAGCCGAATACAAGCGCCAAGCAGGAATATTGGGGATTTCATCCAAAGGAGCAAACAAACGCATACAGAGCATTTTAGACGCTGATTTCTACGGGCAGAACTTTTCAAGCAGAGTGTGGGGGTCTACAGGTCTACAAGCAACTTTGCAGAGGGATGTCTTTGCTTCTCTCAATCGTGTGTATACGGACATGATGGGCTATAAGCAAGAAATGAACCGGCTTTCAAAAAAATACGGGACAAGTAAAGAAAATGCTAAACGCTTGTTAAAGACTGAGATTGCAAGAATAAACGCTGACACACAACACGCTATGTTGAAAGCCAACGGTTTTACTCACATGATTTTTGTGGCTGAACCTGGAGCTTGCGACATTTGTGGACCTCTTGATAACAAGGCGATTCCTATCGATGAAGTGGAAAAGGGAGTGAATATGTTCCCAATGCATCCGAATTGTCGGTGTTCTGCCTATGGTCATATCAAGATGGATTACAAGGCAGGCGGAAGTACACTTGATCGTGAAGCTCCGAACGGTGTTTGGGGCGAGGATGATAAAACTGAATCACCTTTAAATCGAGTTTCGGGAGTTAGAAGATATATCCAACATCACGCATATAATTCAGTTAAGAACGAATGGTTAACTAGAGCAGATTTATCAAAATCAAAAGTTAGTGATCAATTGTTTTGGGAGCATAATGGGACTAGGTATGAAGTGGATAATAAAAATGTTATTTTCAAACCAACTCGAAGAGAAAAGGAAGTCGGAAAGTTGTTGGCAGACACACTCGGAAGTCATGTGGTCCACGTCCCTGAGGTTCACAATCCTAATTTTGTAAAAACTCCAGATTATCTAATAGATGGAATTCGCTGGGATCTGAAAGAAATTGAAAAAACAGGTAAGAATAATATTGATAACGCTATAGCTGGTAAAAAAGAACAAGCAAGGTCATTTATTATCGACGTTAGCAAAACGCTCATGGACATTGATGAGGCGTACTCTAAAATTGATAGAATTTACTTTAACAGGCACAGAGATTGGGTCGAAAATATTATTTTGGTAAAAGACGATAAAATAATTGATATTTTTAAAAGAAAATAAAAAAGAGAGCACACACCCCCCACAGCCGAAGCCTTTAATGTAGGAGGTAGTAACTCTCGTTACTTAGATTATAACTCACAATATATTTTTTTTCAACAGAAAGGAGAAAAAAATGAAATATCGTAAAAAACCGGTGGTGGTTGAGGCTATTAGATTTATTGGCTCAAACTATGAAGAAATCAGAGAGTTTATTGGTCAAAATACCTTGTGCTCTGATTCAAGTATTGTCATTCCAACGCTTGAGGGAGTCATGGTCGCAAAAACAGGCGATTATATTATCAAAGGCATCCAAGGTGAAATTTATCCATGCAAGCCAGATATTTTTGCAGAAACATATGAAGAACTAGAGTATCTGAATATTTTAGGTACTATTTAGGAGGTGATCCGACATCTTGACTAGTAGAAACAGACTGCTATAAACCGCTATAAATTGCTATAAACCGTGTCGAATTCGAGGCGGTTTTTATATTGTCCAAACCGTGCTAGTGACGTTAATCCTTGCATGAGTTCGGGGAGGTTGCCCGTAAAAGCGTAAAGAAAGGAGCCAGAACATGGCAGAAGAACATAACAATCCAGCAATCGATCCACAAGAGCAGTCCAAGCTTGATGGACAAGCTAGCAATCCATCGGGCGAAACTGAAAAGATGGTGTCACTTGCTGAAATGCAACGTCGCTTGAAGCAAGCAGAGGAAAAGCACGCTCAAGCTACACAAGAAGCTATTGCACAAGCTCTTGAAAAGTACAAAACAGAGTCTGAATTAACTGGAAAAGAGCTTGAGGAATACCGCCGAAAAGAGGCCGAAGCTGAAAAACAGGCTTTGCTAGACAAAATCGCTGGTTTGGAGAAAGAACAAACCAAGCGAGAATTGACAGACGAAGCAATCAAAACGTTATCTAGTCGCAAGCTTCCTGTAAATGACAAGGTGCTTTCGTTTGTGGTTAAAGATACCGCAGACGACACTTTGAAGGCTATTGCAGATTTTGAAAGCATCATCAGCGAAATTAAGGCTGAATATACTCAATCAGAACCACCTGCTGTTTCATCATCTTTTGGTGGTTCAAGCTCAAAAAGTCAGGGAGATATCTTCCGTGACTCACGCATTATCTAAAAAGGAGAACAATAAATGACAGTACAAGTTTTTAACCCTGAAAAAGTTTTGGTTTCTGAAAAGAAGGACGGAACTCTTCACAAAGAATTTACAGACATCATCATGAAGGAAGTTGCTCAAAACTCACTTGTTATGCAGCTTGGTAAATACCACGAAATGGATGGACAACAAGAAAAAACAGTCTATGTCCAAACTGATGGGGTTTCTGCTTACTGGGTGAATGAAACAGAAAAAATCAAGACAGATAAACCTGAAGTGATTCCAGTTAAACTTAAAGCTCACAAGCTTGGTATTATCCTTCTTGCTTCTCGTGAAGCATTGAATTATACCTGGGAGAAATTCTTCAACGATATGAAACCTCAGATCGTCGAAGCGTTCTACACTAAAATTGACGAAGCTGGTCTTCTCGGTCATGAAACGCCGTTTGCTAATTCAGTGACCAAAGCTGCCAAAGATGCAAGCAAAGTTATTGGCGGACCGATCAACTTTGAAAATATCCTGAAACTTGAAGATAAATTGCTAGATAGCGATGTTGAAATCAATGCATTTGTATCTCGTGTCTCTAACCGTTCTGCACTTCGTGAAGCTCGTGATGGCGACAAGAAGACAATTTACGATAAAGAAAACAACAAGCTTGACGGAATTGTGACTGTAGACATGAAATCTAAGAATTTCAAGAAAGGTGACTTGCTCGCTGGTAATTTCGACAATCTGATCTATGGTGTTCCTTACAACATCAACTACAAGATTTCAGAAGAAGGTCAAATCTCAACAATTCAGAACGCAGATGGTACACCTATCAATCTGTTTGAACAGGAAATGATTGCTATTCGTGCAACAATGGACATCGCAGTCATGATCACGAAGACAGATGCCTTTGCTAAATTAACAGACGCTGCAAACGTTTAGAAAGGAGCTTGTAAATGGCTTATATTGTAACAACAAACATCATTGATACTAAAGACAACAATCGTCTTTATGAAAAAGGCGAGGTATATCCTCGAGAAGATCTGAGCGTAACAGATGCTCGCATTAGGGCTCTTTTGAAAAAAGGGGTTATCGAATCAAATGGTGAAGCAGGAGATATTTCTGTAGTGGCCATGAATGCCAAAGGAGACTTTGGGGCAGCTTCTAATATCGAGAACTTCTCATTTGTTGTTGCCACAAGTACGTTAGCGCCAACGGTATTCCGTGTGCATCCACAAAGTGATGGCACGATGCGACATGAATTAGCGACAAAAGAATGGCTTGAAGCGTATTTAGAAGAGCGCATGAAGCCATTGGAGGTCAAAGAATGAATCAAGAAGAATGGATTGCGGAACTAAAAGGAATTCAACCCGCACTATTTGAAGGCCTAAGACGGATGGTCGCTATCCCAAGTATTCGAGGAGAAGCAGAAGAAGGCGCTCCGTTCGGAAAGGGACCTAGACAAGCGCTCGACGAAGTGCTTGCGATTGCCAGTGAACTTGGATTTCAAACAAAGAATATTGATAATAAGATTGGATACGCGCAGTACGGAGAAGACCGACCAGATGGTGCGTACTATGGTATCTTTGGTCACGTGGATGTGATGCCGCTTGGAGAAGGATGGATTTCTCCAGCACTTGCACTTACGGTTCGTGACGGAAGACTCTACGGACGCGGGACATTGGATAACAAAGGGCCAATCCTATCGAACCTTTACGCGCTATATGTGTTGAAGGCAAAGG